TTACATTACTAGCAACACCTGCAGAGAATATAAGAGTAACAGTAGTGAAAAAAGTAGGACAAAGTTGGACAACTTTCGGAGAATCACTAGGCGATACAGAAAATAGCATTGCAAGATTCTTACGTGCCGGAACATCTGAGCTACCTGAATAAATACAGTATAGGAAAATATAATGAGCGATAACATGCAAGACACAAACGGAGTATTAGTTCAGGGACATATTAAGATATTCGACCCTGAATCACAAAAGGTATACATTGACAAGCGCAATGCAATTCACTATGAAAATATGAGTATTGCACTTGCTGAAAGTTTGTCTAATGCAGGCGCAGGTTTTATATATGAAATGAGTTTTGGAAACGGTGGCACCAGCGTTGATCCAACTGGCATTATTACATATTTAACACCAAACAGCACAGGAACAAATGCAAGTCTATACAACCAAACCTATACTAAGGTTGTTGATGACAGAAGTGTAAACAACACTGATCCTGCAAGAAACAAGCTAGAAACCAGGCATGTTAGTGGCACAAACTACACTGATATTGTTGTAAGTTGCTTACTTGATTACGGCGAACCCAACGGTCAAGATGCATTTGATACTGCAAGTGCAACAGACAGTCCATATGTTTTTGACGAATTAGGCTTGCGTAGTTATAGTGCTTCTGGAACAGGAAGATTAATGACGCATGTTATTTTTCACCCAGTACAAAAGTCACTTAACAGATTAATACAAATTGACTACACTGTACGTGTACAAAGTTTGGCAGGGTAAGGGATAAAATATGCCATATATAATAAATTACACTGACACTGTTAATAAAGGTACAATAGTTGTTGCAGATAATACACTCAACAGTGAAACTACTTTAAACTTTCCAGGTAGAGGAACAACAGCATACGGTCAAGCAGTAAATGAAAACTTTCTGCACATATTAGAAAATTTTGCAAATACTACTGCACCGTTACGTCCAGTAGAAGGACAGCTATGGTATGATACAACATCTGGAGTCGACCAGCTTAAAGTGTATGATGGAACAAACTGGGTTGCAAGTGGCGGACTTAAAAAAGCTAGTGCTGCACCAGCAGTAGCAAATTCAAGCGCAGGCGACTTGTGGGTTAACACTGAAAGTCAGCAGTTATACTTGTTTACAGGCAGTGCCTGGGTGTTAGTAGGTCCAGATTTTAGTGACGGGCTATTAACTGGAGCGCAATCACAAGCAATTGTAGGCACAGATGATGTAACATATAATGTTCTTGCTATTAAAGTTGAAGATCGACCAGTAATTATTATTAGTAGTCAAAGCTTTATTCCAAAAGTATCTATTAAAGGATTTAGAACAGGTATTAATCCTGGTATGAACATTGCAGACGAAGCAATTGTAGGTGTACAAGCACTTAAATATTACGGGACTTCTGAAAAAGCAGAAGCATTGATAGTTGGCGGCACGTCAATTCCAGCAAGCAACTTTTTAAGAGGTAATGCTGCAAGTAGTACAGACTATCAATTAAGTGTTAAAAGTAATGACGGCATTAAAATTGGCACAGGAGGGCAGCTAAGTTTAGGAATTGACGGCGAAACAGGTATTATACAACATAACACTAGTGGATCAAGTATTGACGTTAGAATGCGTAACGGAAACTTAACTCCGACTGTTGTAAGTATTAACAGCGATGGCAATACAGGATTTAATAATAGTGCGCCGGAGCAAACTGTTGATGTAAAGGGAAATGTTAAAATATCTCCAAAAGCTGGCGAAGCAGAAACAGGTGTATTAAACCTTACTAGTATTATTAATTCAACATCGATCGGAACAGGTAGTATTACAACAACCGGCGGCGTTGGTATTGCACTTAGTGCATATATTGGCGGAGATGTTGACGTAGGAGGATTATTACAAACAGGCAATATTGCTCCTGATTCAAACAGTACAAGAAACATCGGTACATCGATTAACAAATATGCAGAAATACATTCTACAACATTCTTTGGAAATATTCAAGGTAACGTAAGCGGTACAGTTAGTGGCAGAGCAGGTAGTGCTGATAGGTTAGCAAGTGCTACTACTTTTGCACTAAGCGGTGATGTCGATCCAACTAGTTTTGAATTCGACGGACAGACAGGCGGAAGCACAAAGACTTTAGCAGTAAGTATTGCTAACAGCTTTATTAGTAACAAAGAAGTTACTTACGATGCAGGAAACGCCGACGAATTACTATTAAATGTAACCACAGGAACAACTGGCGTATATAAAATAACAAAGCGTAACTTTTTAAAGACAATTCCACTTGTGCCAGCAGGCGCAATGATGCCATTTGGCGGTGTAGAAGCACCAACAGGTTGGTTGTTATGTGACGGTAGTGAAATTAAAAAGTCTGATTACAACGAATTATGGTTATCGATATCACACAACTTTAAAGATGCTAGTTTAGTATCAGACAACGGCGTTGCATTCTTTACTTTGCCAGACTTTAGAGGACGGTTTGCACTAGGTCTTGACAACATGGGCGGCCCAAGTGCAAACAGAGTAACTAGTATTGCTGCTGATGCAATTGGCGGAAACGCAGGAGCAGAAGCAGCATCGATTGCAACTGACAACTTACCAGAACACGAGCACGATTTAGAAGGTGCGAGTGGAACACAGTTTTATGGCATTAGAGTTGGAGCAGGCGAACCTGTTGACGATAATGCTATTACATTACCAATTGAGCCAGGACTAGGTGGCACACAAGGTATTGCTTCGAGTGGCGGCATTAAAACAGAAACAACACTAGGAACACCTTTAGATGTTATGAATCCGTTCTTAGCAGTTAATTACATTATCTATACCGGAGTATAACATGAGTTATCAATTAAATAAAACAGACGGCACATTACTAACGGCCTTAATCGACGGACAAATTGATACAGAAAGCACTAATCTTGTGCTAGTAGGCAGAAATTATAGCGGATACGGTGAGTATTTTAACGAAAACTTTATTAAATTACTAGAAAATTTTAGTAGTACTGCTGCACCTAGCAATCCACTAAAAGGACAACTATGGTGGAATAGTACAGATCAAAGATTACAAGTGTACGATGGATCAATTTGGAAGTCAAGTGGCGGTCCAATTGTACAAAACACCCAACCACAGATGGTTGCTGGCGATTTGTGGATTGATAACCTAAATAACCAAGTTTATGCATTCGATGGCACAGATTTAATGCTAATGGGTCCGCAATATACAGTAACACAAGGTAAAAGTGGATTTGAAATTGGCAGTATACTTGACTCGCAGAGTAGATCACGTACAGTTGCAAATTTATATGTAGGCGGCACACTTTCGGCAGTAATTAGTAGTATTGAATTTACTCCACAGTATGCACAGCGAATTTTAGGACTAGTTACAGCAGCAAATCCTAATGGTATTATTAAAGTAGGTATGAATATTATTGATACTGCTAACTTTAAGTTTAGAGGCACAGCAGATTCAGCAAACGCACTAGTTACAGCAGGCGGAGTAGTTAGAGCCGCTGACAGTTTCCTTCCATCGACAGCAAGTGGTATTACAACTGGCACACTAACAATTCAAAACTCAGGTGGTTTAACAATTGGGCTATCACAGAACAACGTACAAAAAGTTGTTGGTCCACGTTTTTATATTGAAAACCAGCTTACAGACCACGATTTAAGTTTACGTGTTAAGTCAAGTAGCTTTGGAGCTATTTCGGTAGATGCAATTTATGTAGATGCAAGCACAGCTAGAGTGGGTATTTTTACAACCAACAGATTACCAGCTTATACACTAGATGTAGAAGGTGACTTACGAGTTACAGGAAATTTTATTGTTGAAGGCAGTCAAACAAGCATTGACGTTGCTACTTTACGAGTTGAAGACAAAAATATCGAAATTGCTAAAACAGCAGCCGGCGTAACACTTACTGGAGCCAATGCTGACAATGCAGGTTTAATATTAGATACAAGTGATGTAGGATCTAAAACATGGACTTGGATTACTGCACAAGATGCATGGACATCTAATGTTAATGTAGATATAAGTTCAATAACAAAAACTTATCAAATAGGCGGAGTTGATAAACTTACAAATGATACATTAGTAAATGTTACAAAAGCACTAGATTTAGACCAAGTGGGCACACTTACTGTACTACAAGTTGATGAAATTAATATTAATGGTAAATTAATTAGTTCTACTAATGACATGGCATTTACTTCAACTGCTGGCATAGCAATTACAGGCGGCGGCGATATTAATGTTACTGATACACAGAAAATTACTGGCGTCGGCAAAGCAATTAGTGCAAGAGAAGCTGCTAGATTAGGAGCAACAGAATCTACAGCAGGAACAGTTGCAACTAAAGAGTATGTGGATGAAGAAATTGCTACTGATCCAGTTGTGTTTAGTATAGACATCACTGGATTAGGCACTGGTGCAACATTGCAAAGTGCAGTTGCAGCATATTTAAATGACTTGTATCCTGCAACTGCACTAACCACTAATAAAATTGGACGTCTACACACAACGTCATATGCTGGAGCAACAGTTGAAGGTGTGGATGTTGAAAGTGCTAAAAATGTAAGTTACATTGCTGTTGATAGTAATGGAACACAAAACGAATCAGTTGTACAAGACATTGTGTTTAACGCTGAAGGAGCAAGTGGATTAGTTGTCCTTACACCGGCAAGAGCACTAATGATTTACAAATCTAATGGTTCTGTTTGGGCGCATCAAAGCACAACTGCTTATCCGTAAAACGATAAATAATATAATAGCACTAGGGGTTACATAATAATGGCATATGCAATAGACAGATATAACAACACACTGTTAACTACAGTGGAAGATGGTACAGTTGATCAAACAACTGACCTTAAATTCATTGGTAAAAACTACGCAGG